GATGTGGGCTAGAAGTTCGCACAGGTTACGACATGAAAACCGCAAAGAGGTCTTTGAACCTTTTACTTGCGGACTGGGCTAACCGTGGCCTAAATCAGTGGACCATTAAGCAGCGTGCCCTTACGATGATCGATGGTACGGGTAACTATGCGTTAGCCGCGGACGTCATTGATATCCTATCCGTAGTTGTCCAACGCGACAGCACTGACTATTCTCTACTGCGATTGAGCCGAGACGGCTTTCTTACTATTCCCAACAAGACGACCCAAGGCCGAGTTAATCAATTTTTCTTGGACCGACAAACCACCCCTAATTTAAAGCTATGGCCTGTCCCAGATAACAGCACTGATGTGGTCTATTATGACGCATTAACGCGCATGGACGATGCGGACATCTACACTAACTCAATGGACGTGCCTTTCCGGTTCTACCCCTGTTTAGCGGCGGGTTTGGCCTATTATTTAGCGTTAAAACGCGCTCCAAACCGTGTTCAGATGTTAAAAGCGGTCTATGAAGAAGAATTTGAAAGAGCGGCGACCGAAGATAGGGACCGCGCTTCATTCAATGTTGCACCTAATTTTGATTACTACAGGGTGGGCTAATGGGTAGGTTTGCTGCTGGAAAAGACTCGTGGGCCATCTCCGACAGATCGGGATTCCGCTACCCTTATCGATTAATGAGGAAGGAATGGAATGGCCTTTTGGTGGGTCCAGACGAATATGATCCAAAACAGCCTCAGTTAGGGCCGTTTCGTAAGGTCTCTGACCCCGAAGCCCTTAAAAATGCCCGTCCTGATCGAGTAGAGCCTTTAGATATTTACGTGTGGGTGCCTTTAGTGGTTGACCCCACCCTACGACCAGTACAAGCGTTTGGTCAAGTTGGAACAGTGACGGTGACCACATGAGTTTTACATATGACCAGCTAAAAACAGCGATTCAGGACTACACAGAGAACGACGAAACGTCTTTCGTGACCAATCTGCCCCTTTTTATAAGGCAGGCTGAGGAAAGAATCCTTAAAGGCATCCAACTTAACCTGTTTAGGAAGAATGTAAGCGGCACAATGACGTCGGGAAACCGATTCTTAGCGGCACCTAGTGACTTTCTAGCCCCTTTCGCGCTATCCTTTGTTGATAGTAGCGGAGATCATGTGTTTTTACAGTTTAAAGACCCTGATTTTGTACAAACGTTTAATCCAGACTCTACTACTACGGGAAACCCCCGTTTTTACGCAAGCTTTGACGTGGGGAACTTTATTTTAGGACCTACGCCTAATGGGGCGTATAATGTAGAACTACACTACTTCTATCGTCCACTAAGCTTGACGGCAGGGGTAGCGTCCGGGACAACATGGCTCAGTATAAACGCTGAGATCGCCCTATTGTACGGTTCGCTGATTGAGGCTTATACTTACATGAAGGGTGACCCGGATATGATGGCGATGTACGAGAAAAGGTTTGCAGAAGCGATGTCCCGCATGCAGGTTCTAGGCGAGACTAAAGAAGTGACGGATGACTACCGCACTGGACAAATAATAAGGCCTAAACAATGAGCTTTCCAGCAATGAAGCTAGAAACACCGGCTACCGTCGCAGTGGATGTACACACCACCAGCGGCAGGGGCTTTACGCCAGAAGAAGTGGCCGAACGATGCGCTAATAAGATCATCGCTATTTCTGATGACGCTAACCCGGCCATTAAGGCCCAAGCTCATGCTTTTCGTGGGCAGTTACTTAAAACTATAGAATTTTACATGCGCCAAGCTATCAAATCGGATAGAACAACCGTGTACAATGCGTTAACCGATGCAGGCCAACCAGAGCTTGCTAAACTTATAAGGAGACTGTGACCATGGCCTTTTCAGGAAACTTCATGTGCACCAGCTTTAAGAAAGAATTATTGTTTGGTGCCCACGACTTCGACGCGGTCAGCGGCGATACATTTAAAATAGCCCTGTACACGAGCTCGGCGACGATGACTGCGGCGACAACGGCGTATTCAGCGACCAACGAGACAAGTGGAACAGCGTACTCGGCGGGAGGTGCAGCATTGACCCCCGTGGACCCAATCTCTTCCGGAACTACAGCATTGACTGATTTCGCAGATGAGACGTGGTCCACTGCGACGATTACTGCCCGTGGCGCGTTGATTTATAACACGACGCCGAATACAACCTCTATTACCCTGACTAACCCGTCAATAGTAGTGTTGGATTTTGGTGCAGACAAAACGTCAACAGCAGGTGATTTCACAGTTGTGTTCCCCACTGCTGATGCAAGCAATGCGATTATTCGGATAGCGTAATGACTGATGCAACCGTCACCTTTATAGGCTGGAGTTCGTCCAGCCAAAGTTGGGGAGGCGGTCCGTGGGGCCAAGATGAAGGACTTCCCGCAGCAACGGGAACCGTTGGCACAGTAAGTGTCGACGCCGCGTCCGATGCCCCCGCCACCGGACTAGAAGCAACGGGAACCGTTGGTGACGTTACGATAGCCAGTGTGAACGCTGTATCCGTCACGGGTGTCGCGGGAACAGGCGCAGTGGGCTCGACCTACGTCGGCTTAGGCGCAAGGGTCACCTTTACAGGTTGGAATTCGTCCAGCCAAAGTTGGGGTGGTGGCCCGTGGGGCCAAGATGAAGGACTTCCCGCAGCAACGGGAGGCGTGGGCACAGTATCTGTAGTTGCCCAGACGAATGCCATCGTCACCGGACTAGAAGCAACGGCCAGTGTGGGCGTTGTTACCATTATTGCAGAGGCCGGCGTAAACGTTACCGGAATCGCAGCAACAGGAAGTGTGGGCACCGCATCAACGCATACGGACAACCGTTTTGCAGTTACCGGTGTTCAGGCAACAGGTCAAGTGGGTAGTGTTACGGTTACAGCCGACGCTATCATTAATGTAACAGGAGTCTATGCAACGGGTGTTGTGGGTCCAGTACTGGTTTATGGCCGTATTATCCCTGATCAAGACCCAAATTGGACAAACATAGCAGCGTGAGGAATTAAAGATGCCCAGTACTTATACAGTCAACCTCGGGATTGAAAAACCGGCCACCGGTGAACAGTCTGGAACGTGGGGCGATACGGTCAATGACAACTCTAATATATTAGATGAGGCCATTAACGGTGTAGTTTCGATAACGCTAGCATCTGCTGGCTCTTCGGGCTCCCCCAATCAAATTGCCATCACTAATGGTGCCTCTTCTACAGGTCGTAATAAATGGATCGAATTCGCCGACGGCGGTGATTTAGGTGCAACGGCGTATGTAGAACTGATTCCTAACGATGCCGAAAAAATATGCTTTATCAGGAACAGCCTTGCGGGAAGCCGCTCGGTGATCCTTTTCCAAGGCACCTATAACGCGAGCAATGACCTTGAGATCGTTGCGGGCACTGACGTGGTCGTTAAGTTTAACGGTGGCGGGTCAGGTGCAACCGTCGTCAACATTAATGCCAACTTGGCTGTGGACGCAATTGTTGCGGGTGCGGTTAATATCGCAGGTGACGGTGCTACCGTTACCGGAATCAAAGACGAAGATAACATGGCGTCTAACAGCGCCACAAAACTAGCCACACAGCAGTCTATTAAGGCTTATGTAGACGCCGCATCCGCCGCATCCGTCTCAAGCTTCAGTGCGGGATCAACAGGTTTAACGCCAAGTACAGGTACAACGGGTGCGGTTACTCTAGCGGGTACCCTTGCGCTTGGTAGCGGTGGTACCGGTATAACGGCCGTCGGAACCTCGGGCAATGTATTGACCTCTACCGGATCTGCTTGGGCCTCGACGGCTCCCGCAGCGGCAGGTGTTGTGTATGTAGCAAAAACAGGAAACTACACAACGATCAACTTAGAAGGCGTACTTGCAAACACAAGCGGTGGCGCATTTACGGTCACACTTCCTGCTAGCCCCACGCTTGGTGATCAAGTTGTTATTGCCGACTCGGGTGGTGTTTTTGGCACCAATAACCTGACTACGGGCCGTAACGGTTCTACGATTGAAGGCACTGCTGCCGATCTCGTGTTGGACATTAACGGGGTTAGCGTACAGTTTGTATACAGCGGAACCACATGGGAAGTCTATGCACAAGTAGGCGGCAACGGCGGTTCTGTTGTCACTTTAGCTGGCACCCAAACGCTTACCAACAAAGACCTGTCTAGCGCGACAAACACTTTCCCTACGAGCTTGGCTACGCTTACGGGCACTCAGACCTTAACCAATAAGACGCTGACCTCTCCCGTACTGACTACCCCTGCTTTGGGAACCCCCTCGGCCCTAGTACTGACGAATGCGTCGGGAACGGTTACTAACCTAACGCTGGTCACCCCTGCTTTGGGTACGCCTGCTTCGGGGGTGGCCACTAACCTGAGTGGAACGGCGGCCTCCTTAACTGCAGGCCTTGCCACCGACACAGTAGCTAAGACTGGAACGGGCTCTACTTACGCGACTAGCACGTCGCCTACGTTTGTCACCCCAGTTCTTGGAGTACCTGCTTCGGGCACACTGACTAATGCGACGGGCTTACCGCCTGCAGGCGTTGTAGGTACCGCTGCTATTCTTGGTGCTAACACGTTCACAGGTACTCAGAACTTTGCAGACCAGATTGCCCAGCGACCAGTGCTTAAAGATTACGGTGAGACTAAAGTGGCCATGGCCGCCAATGACGTAGACCTAGCACTAGGTAACACGCAGACCAAGACTATATCTGGCGGGCAGACTCTTACTTTTAGTAATCCACCTGCTAGTGGAACAGCGGGCTCATTTACGCTAATCCTAACCAACGGTGGTAGCGCAACAGTAACGTGGCCTACAAGTGTCGATTGGCCTGCTGCTACGGCTCCAACATTAACCGCTTCGGGCGTTGATCTCCTTGTCTTCACCACGATTGACGGTGGAACCATTTGGTATGGCATTGCAAGTGGAATAGGGATGGCTTAACAATGACTATTGAGAAGAAGTTATTAGGTACTAATGCTAGTGGAGATAAGCCTAATATCGCTGATGTGTTTAGTACGTATTTGTATGCGGGGGATGGCGGCTATAGAACTATTACGAATGCTATAGACCTTTCTAATGAAGGGGGTATGGTATGGATAAAAGATCGTGACGCTGTAACTGACCACAGAATCTTTGACACAGCTAGGGGGGCAACAAAGGCCTTACAATCCAACTCAACAAGCTCTGAAGCTACAAAAACTACACAACTTACTGCTTTTAACAGTACCGGCTTTAATCTGGGTGGTGATGCTGATGTAAATGGGAGTAACGACTACGTATCATGGACATTCCGCAAGGCTCCTAAGTTCTTTGACGTAGTGACCTATACGGGTAATGCTACTGCTGGACGTACTATAGCTCATAGTCTCGGCGGTGATGTAGGCATGATGATGATCAAAAACGTCAGTATGTCTGGGAATTGGGTGGTTTATCATAAGTCTACAGCAGCTACCAAATACCTATATCTAAACACTACTGTTGCCGCTGGCACTTATAGTGGTTTCTGGAACGATACTGCGCCCACATCAACAGATTTTACATTAGGTAGTAATAATACTGTAAACAACACAGGAGATACCTTCGTAGCCTACCTATTCGCTGACAACACAGCCGAAGATGCTGATGAACAGATGATTAAGTGTGGTAGTTATACGGGTAATGGTACAGACAACTCTCTGATCGCTAACTTAGGGTGGGAACCACAGTTCATGCTTGTGAAGAGAACAAATGCGGCTTCAGATTGGATAGTGGTAGATAGTATGCGTGGGGCTGTCGCTGGAGGCACTGTAAACAACCTTTATGCAAATGGAACTAGCGCAACGGCTGTGGCAGGTTCGGTCGCCCCTAGTTCTGAAGGAATTCGCACAGGTAATAGTGGTGATTGGGGCGAGTCTAACGCAAGTGGCGGAAACTACATCTACATGGCCATTCGTGCGCCTATGATGAAAAAACCAGATGATGCTACAAAGGTGTTTGCCGTTGATCAGGGTGACACCACGTCAAATCCAAACTTTCTAGCGGGATTCCCGGTAGATATGGGTATTGTAGCTACTACGGGAGCTGGAGGTAATAACTTCACAGCTTCTAGACTTACTGAGGGGCAATCCTTACATACAGAAGACTCTAATGCAGAGACAGCATCTACTGCAACTAAGCTTGATAATAGTACTTCGTGGTGGGACGATACTAGATCTACCGCGTGGTATTCTTGGATGTGGAAACGAGCAAAAGGCTTCTTTGATGTTGTAGCTCATACGGGCAATGGCACTGCTGGTAGAACCATTAACCATTCTCTCTCAGTAACGCCAGAATTCATTCTCTCTAAGAACAGGACTACAGCAGGTACTCATTGGGCGGTATACCACAAGGGGTGTAATGACGGGGTCAGCCCTGAAGATTACTATGTCATCCTTAATAATTCTGGACAGAATTATCCAGATTCTGATATTTGGAATGATACGGCCCCAAGTAGTACAGTATTTACTGTTGGAGCTAATGAAAAAGTCAACGCCAACAGTGCAAACTATGTAGTCTACCTATTTGCCACACTAGCTGGGGTTTCTAAAGTAGGTTTCTACACAGGTACAGCCGCAGACCTGAACGTAGATTGTGGATTCGCAGCAGGCGCTAGATTCATCCTAATCAAACGTACTGACTCTGCAGGCGATTGGTACTTCTGGGATACAACTCGCGGCATTGTCGCGGGTAACGACCCTTACTTACTACTAAACGATACCGCCGCCGAAGTAACTGGAACAGACTATATTGACCCGCTATCTAGCGGATTCACGGTAACATCTTCAGCTAGTTCAACGGTTAACGTGTCTAGCGGCACTTACATCTTTTTAGCAATAGCATAAGGAATTATTATGGAATTTCGTATTCAAGCAACGGGCGAGCTAAAGACTCAAGGCGAAGTCCGAAGAATGCACAGCAACACCTCACTCCCTAAAGTGTGGGACTCGGCAACCTGTGAAGCACTGGGAATTAACCCTGTACTCGCAGCGCCTAAGCCTGAAGTTACTGACTACACCCAAGCAAATCGCAACGGTGCAGTGCAGGACTCTTTAGGTAACTGGGTTGAGGCGTGGGTTGTTGCAGACATGTTTTCTGACACTACGGAAGACGGTGTTTCTACGACTAAAGCAGAGCATGAAACGGCCCATCAAGCCCGACTAGATGGTACTGCCGCGGCTAATGCACGTACTGAGCGCGACAAGCTTCTAGCCAAAACCGACTGGGTGGTTATTCGTGCCAAAGAATTAGGCCAAACCGTTCCAGCGGCTATTTTCGACTATCGTGGCGATCTAAGGCAGGTCCCCGAACAGGCGGGCTTTCCGCACACCATCATTTGGCCCACCGAGATAGAGGGATAAGACATGGCTAATTTATCAGATATCATCACACCAACGAATCTTGTTACCCTCACGGGAACGGCTACACTTACCAATAAGACGCTGACTTCGCCGGTGCTGACTACGCCCGCTTTGGGTACGCCTGCGTCGGGTGTAATGACTAACGTAACAGGAACGGCAGCCTCTTTGACTGCTGGGCTTGCAACAGACACCGTCGCCAAGACTGGAACAGGCTCTACCTACGCGACGAACACGTCGCCTACTTTTGTTACACCTGTCCTTGGCACCCCCGCATCCGGGGTGGCTACTAACCTGAGTGGAACGGCGGCCTCTTTGACCGCGGGACTTGCAACGGACACCGTCACTAAGACGGGAACGGGATCTACCTACGCGACGAACACGTCGCCTACTTTTGTGACACCTGTTCTTGGGACACCGTCTTCGGGCACGTTGTCAGGATGCACGGTCGACGGCACAGATGCTGTGGGCTTCCGCAACATCCCGCAAAACAGTCAATCGGCAGCCTACACGCTGGTCCTAGCTGACAATGGTAAACATATCTTCCACCCCTCCACCGATGCTAATGCTCGAATATTTACTATTCCTGCCAATGCTTCGGTTGCATACCCCATCGGAACCGCACTAACTTTTGTCAATATGACTTCGCAGGTGGTTAGCATTGCAATCACAACCGATGTAATGCGGCTAGCGAAAGATGGGACCACGGGTACGCGTAGTTTGGCACAGTATGGGTCTGCAACTGCTCTCAAAATTGAAGCGGCGCTTTGGCTTATTAGCGGAAGTGCGCTGACATGAGTGGTGCACAGATAAGTATTTTCCAGAACCAGCGCGGGTTTGCAACGGTACCCGAAGCGCCTACTGTTGGAACAGCTACGAAGACGGGTGATACAACAGCAACGGTAGTATTTACTGCTCCCTCCGAGGATGGAGGATCACCTATTACGCAGTACCGCGCTATTTCATCACCGGGCAGCCTCACTGGAACGCTGTCTCAATCAGGGTCTGGAACAATCACCGTAACAGGTTTAACGGGCTCTACCGCGTACACGTTTACGGTTAGAGCTACAAACTCTGTAGGTAATAGTTCTGAAAGCTCAGTAAGTAATTCAATTACAACCGATCCACCTAGAGGACAACAAGTCTACACCTCTGCAGGATCATATACGTGGGTGGCCCCTACTGGGGTAACTCAGGCTACTGTTCTCGCTATTGGTGGCGGTGGCGGTGGCGGTGCATATGGTACGGGTAACTTCCCCGGTGGCGGTGGTGGTGCATTAGCCTATCGCAATACTATATCGGTTACTGCGGGTAGCTCATATACTGTAGTTGTGGGGGCGGGGGGAACCTTGTCTGGCACGGCATCAGTAAGAAATGGTGATGCCTCTTCCTTTACAGAAGGCTCTAACACTACTACTGCTAGCGGTGCCTCCGCAACATCAGGAGGAGGACCGTCAGGCACTTACACTGCCGGTAATAATGGCGGTTCAGGTGGCGGCGGTAATGGAGGAGACGGCTCCGGCGGCTCCGGCGGCGGTGCGGCTGGATATTCTGGCAATGGCGGCGGTATGGGAAGTAGCGGAAATGGTGGCGGTGGCGGCGGTGGCGGTAATACCGGTGGCGGTAACACCCAAAGAAGGGCGGGTGGCGGCGGCGTTGGGATATATGGCGAAGGGTCTTCCGGTGTAACCACAAACTCACCCTCTAACTACCCCGCCGGTGGTGGCGGTGGCTCGGGTGGCGGATCTGGATCTTCCGGTGGTAGTGGCGCTAGAGGCGGAAACGGTGGTTCCTATGGTGGCGGCGGTGGTGGCGGGTACTCCGGCGGTGTAGGGTATGGCGGTGCTGTTCGCATTGTCTGGCCGGGAAATACGAGGACGTTCCCCACAACTGATGTAGCCAATAACTAAGGAATATTATATGCAGTTATATATATGCGTCACAAACAGCGAAACAGTTAACCACCCCGCGTTTGAGGATAACCTCCTCCAAGCGTTTGGGGAGATCCCAGCACACTGGGAAGCCTTTGTGCGGGTGGATAAACCACTCCTAGCGCCCTATCAAAAATGTGATCAGGCGCCTACTTATGAAAGAGTAGAGGGGACTTGGACAGATAGTTGGTTTTTGCGAGACATGACTGCAGAAGAAAAAGCAGATAAGCAGACCCTAGTTAAAAGTGAATGGGTCGCACAAGCGCAGTATGCAAACTATACTACATGGACATTTAATGAAGAGACCTGTTCATTTATTCCCCCAGTCCCTCGCCCCGATACAGGCGATTATAACTGGTCAGGAGCCGATAACAACTGGGTGTTGGTGTGAAACAACCCCTAAGATTGGGGGAAGGGCGGGCCGTAAAAGATAAAGAGAAAGGATGATATGCCACTTACTAAGTTACAGTTCCGTCCGGGAGTCAACCGCGAAACAACTTCGTACACCAACGAAGGTGGCTGGTATGACTGCGACAAAGTTAGATTCCGCTTTGGTACGCCTGAAAAGATAGGCGGGTGGCAAAAGGTTTCAACTCGTAGCTTCTTAGGCACGTCTCGAATCCTCCACCCCTTTGTGGCCCTAGACGGCTCCAACTACATCGGTAATGGCACCCACCTAAAATATTACATTGAAGAGGGCGGCGGTTATCACGACATCACCCCCTTGCGCGAAACCACTTCCGCGGGCGACGTCACGTTTGCCGCGGTCAACGGCTCATCAACCCTAACCATCACAGACACGAACCACGGCGCTTTCCAGAATGATTTCGTGACGTTTTCAGGGGCGGTCACGTTAGGCGGCACGATCACTGCAGCCGTTTTAAACCAAGAATATCAAATCGCTAGCGTTACAAGCACTAGCGTTTATACCATCGTGGCTAGGGCCGTCGACACATTAAGCGACATTACGATTGACGGGCAATACACCCCTACACCGGTGACTGCCAACGGCTCTGACACCGGAAATGGTGGCGGCTCTATCATTGGCAAATACCAAGTGAATACGGGTTTGGACACCACGGTGACCGGGACAGGATGGGGCGCAGGCACCTATTCCCGAGGAACATGGGGATCAGGAGCTAGTATTGTGGCGGTTGGGGACATACTCCGCCTCTGGTCCAACGACAATTTCGGTGAAGATTTGCTTATTAATGTCCGCAATGGTGGTATCTACTATTGGGATAAATCAACAGCCGTGGCGGTGACACCTTATGCGCGGGCCGTGGCGCTTTCTGACTTAGCCGGGGCCGATGCCACCACGCCGACCATTGCCAAGCAGGTTATGGTGTCCGATAGGGACCGACACGTCATTGTGTTTGGTTGTGATCCGCAAGACGATATTGGCGTACAAGACCCTCTTTTGATCCGCTTTTCTGACCAAGAAGACCCGCTAGTGTGGGCGGCGGAAGTCACCAACACGGCAGGCGATCTTCGTATTGGTACGGGCTCCGAGATTATTACGGCGGTTGAGACACGCCAGCAGATTCTGGTGTTTACAGACAGCTCACTTCACGCCTTGCAGTATTTAGGGCCCCCATTCACCTTCGGAACCACCCTACTTTCGACCAATACCACGATTGCAAGTCCTCTTGCCGCGGTTGCAGTAGACGACATGGTGTATTGGATGGGTGAGCAGGATTTCTACACATATTCAGGTCAGGTGCAGAAGTTACCGTGCTCCGTAAGGTCGTATGTGTTTGGAGACTTCAACAACGATCAGTCTGAAAAAGTGACGTGCGGCGTAAACTCCAGCTTTTCCGAGGTGTGGTGGTTTTACCCCTCGGCCAGTTCCTCCACGCTCGACAAGTATGTTGTTTTTAACTACCAAGAAAATGTGTGGTACTACGGTGAACTGACTCGTTCTTCGTGGACGGATCGAGGCATCGCACCTTATCCTGTTGCCGCAGGTTTGGACGGGTATTTGTATTATCAGGAGTATGGCTCGGATGATGGCAGTTCTAATCCGCCCTCGGCCATTGCGTCTTATATTGAAAGCAGTCAGATGTCGATAGGCTCCGGCGATAGCTTTGTCTTCTTGACGAGGCTCATACCCGATGTCACGTTTGAAGGGTCAAGTAACGCGTCACCTTCCGTTTCGATGACGCTGGAGACGAGGCAGTTTCCCGGTTCGGCCTACACCGGCACCAAGAGCAATACCGTCACGCGCAGTGCAACCGTGCCCGTGGAACAATTTACTGACCAAGTGTTTGTCAGATTAAGGGGACGGTCCTTCGCATTTAAGATCAATTCTTCCGATACGGGCGTCGATTGGCGGCTAGGAACCCCCCGTGTTGATTTAAGACCGGATGGTAGACGATGAGTAGAGGATTAGTACAGCCCTTATTCCCGAACCCTCCCGCGGAGTATGATCAAGGCTACCAAGCTGAGATCTTGAGGGCGTGGACGATCTTTTTGCAACAGGTAAGCAATCCGGGACCGTGGCAGGCCTCTGCACTAACGCTGCCCAACCTACTAACAGACAATTCTGGCCTTCCACTGGGTGGAGTCTTCCAATATGGTGATGAATTGCGCATTACAGTCGCAAACATCCCCTACGTGAGAGGGTCACAAGCAACAGGAGCCGTGGGTCAAGCTACGGTAACAATATCATGAGCGATAATACGATTTTAACGATGCCTAACGGCAGCACGTGGCGCCCTTCTACTAGCACCGACCAAGTTCATTGTGTAACCTGTGGTAACATAGTGGACACTCCGGCGGAGATAGCCTCGTATCCAAACGGAGAATGCACTGAATGTGGTTCTTTATGGACGGGAGAGGAGAAGCGCAGTACAATAATACAGGTAACTATGCCTGACAGCATTACGGGTGGAGTGGGATAATGGCAGCTACAGCAAAAAAAGTCGAAGAAATCGTTGAAGAACCAGAAACTAAGGTAGACACGACCGTTGAAATAGACATTCCGGATGGTGGTATTGGTAGTTTTGCCATGTCTGAAGAGGACTTTGAAACCCTTGAGGCTGAAGAAACGAAGAAAGAATTCGGCGAATCGGGTTTGGCACAGTTCACTGCGGTTGCTAAGAAGATGGCAGGACACGGTCGCTTTGGCGATGACAGTGTTGCACATATTCAAACCGGTGAAATGGTTGTCCCTTTAACGCTGCTCGAAAGTAATCCCGCTTTAAAAGCCCAGATTTTTGAACAATTACGCGAGAGCGGAATTGAAGACCCCGAACAATACGTGGTGGGAAGTAAGGCCAACAACATTAACCCTGAAACAGGTTTGATGGAATTTGGTTTCTTTTCCAATTTATGGAGCTCGGTGAAGTCGGCGTTCAAGTCGGTTGTTAATGTCATCAAGAAGATCGCACCTATTGTATTACCTATTTTATTGTCAATGACGCCTCTCGGACCAATTTATGGTGCGGCGATGGGTTCGGGCATAGCCACGCTGGCTAATGGCGGTAGCTTGGGCGATGCCTTTAAGTCCGCCCTTGTTTCAGGCGCCATGGGCGCAGCCACCACAGGCTTTACCGGAAAAGGGAAGTTCTTTGAAAACGTCTCTAACGCCGCCGCCGACCCTATGGCACGAGCCGGCGCTACATGGGAAGGCGCTAAGTCCAGCCTTAGTGGCGGAGGGTTCAAGGGCGACGGAAACTTATTTTCTGAATATATGCCAACAGCAGAAGTTCCTGAAGTCACCTCGGCCGCCCAGACTACTTCAGATTTACCCCCCTCCATGCGCTCGGGTGAGTCCCTTCCGCCTCAACTTCAAGGAGATCAGCGTCTCGCCCAGACTATAAACCCCCTACCTTCCACAGACCCTTCGTTTATGGATAAGGCGGGTGATTACATGTTCCGCGGCGGTGAAACCGAGGCGGCACTAGCTAAATCGGCCACAGAGGCCGGAGAGGCGTACCTACTAAACACCCCTAAAGCAATGCAAACCGTCGCTAATTTTGAAGCAGCTAAAGCGGCTGTTGCCCCCGGCATAATGGCCACGTGGGGACCTAGCGTTGCCGCGGGAACTGTCGCGATGGGTTTAGCCGGTGGATTCAAAACCCCTGAAGAAGAAGACTTAGACCTAGTTGACCGCAATGAAGACGGCTCCGTGACCACGGGTTCAGACTTGATTGCCGCCAATCCGGGTGATTATTTAATCCACGACCTCGGTTCAAAGCGTTTGAATCTGAAGACGGGTAAATATGAAGATGTTGAGGATTACATGGCGTACAAGGCCCCAACGATGCCTGTAAACTACGGGCAAAATATGGGAAATTACGTTCAAGCAGCCGCTGACGGCGGACCTATATACCCCCGCCGTAATGGCGGTGTCTTACCTGACGAAGGCGTTAAGGGCAAAGACAGTGTTCGAGCCATGCTAATGCCCGGTGAGTTTGTAATGACTACCGACGCAGTACGAGGTTTAGGTAACGGAAACATTAACAATGGTATCAAGAGTATGTACTCTGTCATGAGAAATCTTGAGAACCGCGGGAGGACTACAGCGTAATGGCTACTTCAGAACAGGTCGTCCGTGAAGCACCCGAGATTGAGGCCTACAAACTAGGTCTCCTTAAATCTGCTAAAGAACTCGCCGATAAAGGTGTGACCATCCCCGAGCACGTAGTTGCGGAGATGAACAAGTTCCAAATAAAAGCCTCGGACATCGCGGCTGCAGGGATTGGCGGGTATCAACCTTATTTAGACCAAGCCGGCTACACCATGGGCGATGCTCAGACTGCTATCGGCGCTACGATGGCCGCTGCGAGTCCGTATCAAAATGAAGCGGGCGCACTCATGCGCGATGCCGCGGGCAACATCCCGGGACAGGTAAGCTCCGCCCAAACAGGCATCCAAGACGCCGTTAATTATGGGCAGGGCATCACCGGAACATCCATTGGTGGCCTAAATCAAGCCGCTGCTGGCGCACGGGCCGCGGCTCTTGCGGGACAGACCGCGTCCAATGCGGCCGCTGCTCAGATTCCGGGTGTGATAAACAGGGCTCAAGCTGGAACTGACGCCGCCTTAGCTCAAGCACAAGACTCCGTCGGTATTGCAGGACAAACCGGTGTTGTCGACACGTTAGGCGAAGGTTTAGCCGCATCCGATGCCGCCGCACGATTAGGTGCGGCTAGCGCGGGAAACGCGGCGCTAGGATCGGCGGCTAATGCACAAACAGGCATTGATGCCGCGAGTGCGCAGGGCGCACAACAAGCCGCTGCCGCACAAGCGGGTTTAAATTCCGCGAGTGCGCTTGCCGCACAGCAAGCCGCCACAGGACAAACAGGATTAACGGGTGCGAGTGCACTTGCCGCACAACAGGCGGCTATGGGCCAATCCGGACTAAATTCGGCCGCTCAGGGCGCTTTAACAGGAAGAGGGATTGCTGGAACGGCCAGTGCCGGAACAGCGGGCGCGATTAATGCCGCACGAAACGCGGCTGCCGCGGGTTCGGGAGCACTAGCGCAAGCGGGCCTTAGCGGAGCAGGTATTGCCGCCGATGCAGGCCTTGGTGCTCGATTGGGTGCCGCTAGAACAGGCGCTAATATTGCAGCCTCGACTGATGCAGCACGGGCCGCGGCTCAATCCGCAGGTGCGGGCGGTATTGGTGCTTATGAATCTGCCGCAAACCAAACTGCGGGAGCCGTCCAAGGCGCCCGTGGTATTACAAATACTGCCGCGCAGGCGTTACAACAAGCCGGCGCATATGGCACACAAACCGCTCAACAAGGGATCGCAGGGTTAGCCGGAGCGACCGGCGCCTATGACCCTACCAGTGCGGGTTCTTATATGAACCAGTACGAAGATGCCGCCGTTCAGCAAGCGTTAGGCGATATTAGGCGTGCGGGCGATATTCAACAGCAAGCCGTAGCGGCCCAAGCCGTGAGTGCGGGCGCGTTTGGCGGATCACGTCAAGCCGTTGCTGAAAATGAACTTAACCGAAGCATTCTGGAGCAGCAAGGTCGTACTGCGGCGGGAATGCGTCAACAAGGCTATGAAAGTGCGTCTCAACGGGCTCAACAAGCTTATGAAGCTCAACAAGCGCGTAGCTTACAAGCCGCACAACTTACTGGATCTATTGGCTCCCAAGGTGCTCAGACGGGTATTGCCGCGGCACAAGCTGCGGGTCAATTAGGCTTATCGGCCGAGCAATTAGCCGCTCAAACAGCCCAACAGCAGGGTCAATTAGGTTTATCGGCCTATACCCAGCAGGGTCAGCAAGCGATGAGTGCCGAGAATTTGGCACAATCCGGAGCGATGAATGCGGGCAATCTTTCTCAGAGTGCCGAGCAGTTAGCCGGCCAGCTTGGAATGACAGGCGCCCAGTTGCAGGGTCAATTAGCCGGACAAGCCGCTCAGATGGGTATTTCCGTCGAACAGCTTGCAGGCCAGTTAACACAGCAACAAGCCGCGACTGGAATGTCGGCTGAACAGCTTATTTCGCAGTCGGGCCTGACCGCAGCGCAGCAGGGGTCCCAATTAGGGATGACGGCAGCTCAAATGGCTCAACAAGGCGCCCAACAAGGCGCTCAATTAGGCATGACAGCGGCTCAATTAGCCCAATCCGGCGCTCAAGCGGGTGGTCAATTAGGTATGTCGTCGGCTCAGATGGCTCAAACAGGCGCCCAACAAGGTGGTCAATTGGGCATAAGTGCGGCTCAAATATCAGGTCAATTGGGATTATCTGCCGAACAAATGGCGTCAGCTAACTCTCAAGCGCTTGCCCAAACAGGCATGAATTTACAACAACTTCAGGTCCAAACAGGGTTATCTGCCGCACAATTGGGTGGACAGCTATCCAATCAGATGGGCCAATTAGGCCTGTCAGGTTCCGCTCAACAAGCTAATATTGCTCAACAGTCGGCTCAAATGGGCATTTCTGCCGAGCAGTTAGCGGGTCAATTAGCCGGACAAGCCGGTAGCTTGGGCCAATCTCAAGCTCAAATAGGGATGCAAGGCGCTCAACAGTCCGGTGCATTAGGGCTGCAAGGAAGTGAATTACAGAGTAAGATAGGATCTGGAATAGGTGGTCTCGGAACGTCGTATGGTCAGCTAAATCTGGCCCAAGGCCAAGCTCTTGGTGAACTTGGCATGCGTCAAGCGTCACTGGGTGAGCTTGATCAGAGTCTCAACCAGAAAGAATCAGGATTCTTGTTTGATTTGGGTAAGCAGCATCAAGCGCAGGAACAGGCGACGCTGGAAGCCAGCCGTCAAACCGAGATGGAAAGGCTTTACGAGCCCTACCAGCGCGTCGGATTCTTATCCGACATCTATAAAGGTGCACCGACGAGTCAGCAATCTATTACGGCGTCTACTGCGCCAAAAAGTTCAGCAGCCCAACAAATACTTGGTTTGGGCGTAGCAGGTTTATCAGCAGCAGCGGGCGGCAGAGCCGCGGGGATATTTTAATGACTGAAAAAGAAGCACAAGCCATGTACCCTAATCAGTACTTGATGGAAAGCAAACCCGGTGGCCCTTTTGCACGTCCCCCGGAACGCCAGCCGCCGCAATGGGGCATACCAGAAGATAATCTGTATCCTCCATACCGCATAGGCATCCCTGAAGAGGGCATGTATCCGCCCGGATACCAGCCTATGCCACAACCGGGCTGGGACTGGCGCCCAAATCCTGACATAGATAGTAGCTATCCACCTACGATGCCTCCTGTCACTCCTGTCACTCCACGTGAGGAAGGGCTACCTGCGTGGTTAACTGCTCCACCCGACGGGTCAGCAGTAACCCAAGCGGTGGTTGAACACACAAACCCTATTACGGGCGAAAAGTTTACGACAATGACTGGGGGGTACAGCATAAATGAAGATTATATGACCACGCAATTCAACAATGCGTATACGGATAACCTTGGCCGTGATATTGGCGCACCCGGTATGGACTTCTATAGAGGGGAGCTGGACAAATACAACGTTGACCCCGCCACTGGAAAGTCGTGGGATCAAATTCAGGCGGATTTAGACTATAGCGCCGAAGGGCAAGCTTTCACGTCGCCAGCAGAAACTGAAACTGCGCGTGTTGCAACCCAAACGGAAAGGCTAAATCAGGCTTATATGGATAACTTTGGTCGGGGTATTGCAGGGCCCGGGTTAGACTTCTACAGTGACCAGCTTAATCAATACAATGCTGACCCTACTACCGGAAAGTCGTGGGATCAAATTCAGGCTGATTTGGATTATAGCGCGGAAGGACAGGCCTTTATCACGCCTGCCGAACAAGCGGCTATTGACGCACAAAAAGGTGCCAGTACCACAGGTGGCGGCGGTGGCGGTGGCGGTGTTGATCGCGCTGTTTCCTCCGTGTCCAATGTCACGGACCGTTGGGGAAACCCCGTTACCACAACTAACGGGTCTCCTGTAGTTACAGGCGGTACCGGTGAAGTTAAAGAGTATACAGGCTATACCGATAGCGGTGAGTATGGAACCAACTTCAGTGGCATGGGTAATGATATCGCAAGCTGGTTTACGGCCCCAATATCTACTGTAAATGACCATGTTAACGGTGGTGCTGCTGCCCAACCCGTTACCCCACCTACTGTCGTACCTACTAATGCGGGCGGCATATTCGACTACGGACAAGGAGGTGAAGTTATGGGACGTCAAATGTTTGCACACGGCGGAATGGTACAACCAATGCAAGACGGCGGAATGGCTGCTATGCCACCACAAGCCCCAATGATGGGTGCGCCAATGCCTCCGCAGGAAATGGGTATGGAACAAGCCGCCCAAGGTGCCGCAGCTCAAGGTGTAGATCCGGGTCAGCTCCAACAAATGCTGGGTGACTACGACCAACAAATGACAAGTATAGGCGCCGCCGAAGATTACGAAGGTGTGATCAATTCAATCCGTGGCGATCAGCTACCGATGGAGGCTCGCTATGAAGAACTTGCTGGAATGGTTGGACCGGAGGACGCTACGGCTACTCCAGAATCTGTTCTCACCTTAATACAGCCCGTTATGCAAATGGCAGCGGTTGATCAAGGTATTGGAGGTTTGGCTCAAGGCGAAATGTCCACTCCTATTGAGGGTCCGATGGCCGAGGGCATTATGTCCACCGTCAACATGGGCGCTACGGAGGGCCCAACCCCTGTAAATTTTAACCAAGGGGGACCCGTCAGATACATGGCAGAAGCAGGCGTTGTTCTCCCTAACGATCAATCCGCCGCTTCCTCCATTGACGGAAGACAAGGCGATCTGTTTAGACAACAGCAGGCCTTTTATAAGAATGCTTTATTGGACCCCGCGCAGCAATCGGCGGACTTTGATGAGCAAAAGAAGATGACCAAAGCGCAGATGTGGTTTGACGTTGCGCAAGGTGCTTTAGCGTTCGCCTCACCCGGCGACCGTCCAATGAGCCCCGCGGAGCGTTTGGCACAGTCATTCTCCCCTGTATTGGGCAGCATAGGCGCCCGTGCGGGTGAATTAAACAAGTTTAAGCAAGCCCAAAGCAAAGAAGAGAAGCAGTATGACCTTGCCGCGTTGACCTCGGCACAGGGAATATACTCTGCAGAAAACGCTGCCACGGCCGCGGCAAAACTTAGGGCGGACGAGGTTACAACGGACCAAGAGGCTGCTTCATCTCTGGCAAACTCGAAGATGTTGAGTAGCGGAAACCCTCTCGACATAAGTATTGAACTAGCCGACGGCACGATACACAACGTGACGCAGCCCTTATCGGTGGGCCAACTTGCCACACTTAACTCATCGGGTTATGCAAACGTAAGCGTGTCCGAGCCAAGCAAAGATGCTCTGCTCTCTAAAACGTACAACGTCAGTTATATGAAAGACGGTGAGAAGGTAGTAGCAAGTAACCAATTATTGAGTCCCGACGAAGTAGCCGCTTTAAAGACCCAGTTCGGTCAGGTACAGTTTGTAGAAGTGGCGGCACCATCAAGTCAAGCCGTTAAATTTACAACAATCTCCTTCCCAGACGGATCGAAGCAGGACTTCTCTGAGAATTCGCCGGGCCATCTTAACGCGATTAAAGCTATCGCTGACGGCGGTCGAGGTGGCATATCTGCTGCCGGAACAGAAAAATCACCCACTAACTTAAAGCTAAGTGATGGATCAGTAGTCACCGCTACACCCGGGACGGCCCGATTTGCCTTACTAACTAAACCTGTCAGTGAGAAGGGATTTGGGGGCAGGCTTACGGGCGATGTACCACAAGATTCGATGGCTAGGAGCCAAGTTACGCTAACAATGGACATTGACATTAACGGCCATAAGTTTAGCGCGGGCGCTTCTCCAAACTTAACGCAGACACAACTTTCCTCCATTCCAGCTGATTCGTATACCGCTTATGTAGCACCTTTAAGTGATAAAGACTACATGACCGCATACAAGATGACTAAAAAGCAGTTTGAAGCCCAGACTCCTGAAATAAAGGCCTTCTTACAAGGCACCGGACTTTCAGATATGGATTACTTCGACAAGTTTGGCATGAGTCAAGCGCAATTCACCTCTCTTCCTGTTCTTAGTAAAAACAGGTTGTGGGGAATTGAGACGGAGTACGGCTTCAAGACAGTCAACACTGGCGGCAAGATTGACATCATGCGCTATGACAAGAATGATTCGACTTCTCCTCCTGTCAGTATTTACAGCACTGCCATCCTACAAGACCCTGAATTGTTCAGGGTGAACATGCCTGATGAAAAAGGCGTGATGACACCAACCATCATCGATCTTAAAACGCCGTCCGGACAATTAGCCCTCAAGAAGGTTAATGACCTTAACAAGGCCAATCCCGGATCAGCCACCATGCAGAAAATCAGTTCTGAGAGCAATGTTGCTAAAACATTCTTGCTACCTAACTCTACTGCAGGCGGCGGATCGTCTGTTCGCATGTCCTTTGACGGTGGTAAAACGTATATCGGGTCTGACGGTCTTCCTAGACAGCTACCTGCCAATGCGTTTGAGCTTAGTAACGTTATTGCTAACGATGTATACCGCAAAGAGATAGTGCGCTCCTCTGCCAAAGATTGGCTAAGGGAGAACGATGCTGGATACGTTTCCGGTCTAGAAAACCCAGACGGTTCGGCAGTTAGCCCCGGCGACAAGACCCTTGTGGTGGACATGCTACAGGAAGTTCGCAATGGTACTGGACCGTGGTCTGCGCTTAACGCGGGAATTAACGCACTCATCGGTGGTGCGTTAGCACCTGAGACCTTCTCTGAGCTGTTTAAGGATACTGAGCAAGGCAGACAGTATGTTAAGATGATTCGTATAATGGGTCGTTCTGCTTTGGCAGCATCACCTAGATTCGCGGTCGCAGACCTAGCGGCAACAGAGGGCTTGTTCCCTAGCGAGGAAGCATGGCTGCGTAACTCTGCTTCAGAAGCTAACAAGCTAACACTCTTAGTAGCCGCGCTGAACGCTGAGGAAGCCCGTTTGTATAGCGTTAGAGCTTCCGATACGCCTCAAGAGGCGGCTGTTTTGGCTACGGTATCCGTGAAACTGCAAGAAATTGCTCGATTGAAAGAGCTTCTCGGACCGACATTGACGCAAGCCACCAAGATGGCGTCACCACAAAGTGTTACAGGCGCATTGAACCTAATGAGAAATAAGTTACCCGGAGTAAACTAAAATGGCCCAAGCTTATCCTGTAGGCGCTGCTCTCCCCGCCCAACTAACCCCACCGGCTGCGACGCCCGTGGTAAATCCGGCGGTAGCGCCAGCGGCAGTAAGTCAGCCGATAGTTCAGGCCGCACAACCGGCCGCCCCTGCGGCAGTAAGCCAAAGTAGCCCTTTTCAGATGAGCTTTAGCCCGCAAGAGTTTATGGACATCTGGGAAACTATGGATGTGGCCGCTAAAGACCCTGCTTCGGGCTTTGACTCGGCAGCGCAGGGATTCGCCTCCAGCTTAGTAGAAACCCTCGTTTACGACCCTTACTACAAGGGAAAGATGGACTACAACACGCTACGTCTGGGTACTGCACCTATTTTGCAAGAATTGGGCATTGACGGCGGTCTCACCGACGAACAGATCATAGAAATATTTGCCATAGACGACAAGGGTGCGCCTGTTGTCGCCAATGGGACGGCCATCGAAGGTTTCCAACGGGAAATATTGGGTGATGCTGTATCCGCGGGTGGTTTCTATGCCGGGATGTATGCAGGTAACGCACTTGTGGCGGGTATACCCCCAATAACACCGTGGACCGCGGCAATTCGAGTGGGCACTCCGATCATTACAGGACTTGCAGCGGCCATAGCCGGTAAGGCGGGTGGCGATGCCGTTACGGACGCTTTTATGGACCCCGAACCTATCATGATTCCGGGAAACCCCGAATATGAAATGGGTAAAACAGCTTCCCACATGCTGGGTTATGTCGTTACTCCTTGGGCAATTCCAAAGGGTGGCGCCAACCTTGGCGGTCAGATAGTTCTGCACAACCTTAAAAACTTCATGGGCCCCATGCTAAATAATGCCCGTGCCCCACTGTCCGCCCGATTCGTAGGCGGCATAGAGTCTATGACGGAGAAGTTAGCAACTAGGGCAGCCGTTAATCCATACGGTACCGCTCTGGTAGAAGTAGGCGCCTACGGCGGCACGGTTGGCGCAGCGGGTCTAGCCGAAGCGAATTCTCCCGGTAACCCGTGGGTCAGGTTTGGTTTTGAGATGGCGGGTGGCGTAGGCATGGGAGTAGCGACGGATGTCGCGGTTAACACCATGCCTGCCGTACTAAAGTGGAGCGGAAAAGGACTCTACAACCTATTTAATAAGGTTCGTGGTAAATCGACGCAAACCGACCTACAGCTCCAATATGGACTGAGCGAAGATGAGTTAAAAACAGCGGGCAACTTTATCATAGAGCAGCTTGAGAAGAATGCTGAAGACCCCGATGAGATTTTAAAAGTATTGAATGACCCCTCCTTTAACAGGTGGCTCGTTGACGAAGACGGTGTTGAGATAGAACTGGACGCAGCCACAAAGGCTGCCAGTGTTACTTTATTGGCACTACAGCACCAGTTTATGGACGCCGCTCCCGGTGGAGCCCAACAGGGTTCAAAAGCCACAATGACGGATGCTGTTAGCGCGTTACGCCGTGCGTTATTGGCGATGTATGCCGACGGTTCCGAGACAGCTCTAGGCGATGCAGCTCTAGTCCAAACAGGTTTGTTTGAAGGCGTTTTAGATTCAAAACTAGCGGCCGCTTTCAGTAATATGCAGAAATCCATGCGTCAGGTTCGTCCAGACGGTGAGAATGTTGATATTGCCGCGGCAGACGCCATATTCACGTTGCTCGAAGGCCAGTATAAAAATGGCCGAAACGCCGAAGAATTACTGTGGAAGCGTATTCCACAAGATGTGGTAGTCACCTCGTTTATAAACGAACAGGGTGTAACGACATCTACTCCAAACTTTATTACTAAATGGGCAGAGCTTTTAGGCAACGAAACACCTGAGATAAAAGCCGCTATTCTGAAGAGTGACGACCTGACCTTCTTACAGCAGTTTGTTCTGCGTAAGACAGAGGAACTGGGGCTGGCACCGACAGAGGCGCCTACTGCCCAACTTTTACCGGCGCTTGCCGAGCAAAAAGTCCTTGATAAGGCCCTCAATAAAATAGCTGGCACAGAAAACGCCAACTTTGTGGATGAGACACTTTCCCAGCTCCGGTATGAAGATGCTTCCCCTCAAGCGATGATGGAGCAGCTCCGCAAACAAGCTAAAGAGGCCCTTGAGCCCGAAGTGGACTGGAGTGGCTTCGGTTCATCACCTAAATCCTTACCTGTGACAAAAGAGCAGAAGCAGTTGGCCTCGGCATTTGAGGCACAAGCAAACCTTATTGCTGCACAGGAAAACCAAGCAAAAGCCTTTGCGGGACAAGCGGCAGATGCTGCCACGGAAACCGGTGAAATAGTCGGCTTACAGGCGAATGAATTAGTTCGGTCTCGTGGTCGTGCCTTGGCCATGGGCCGTAGGTTAAGTGCCGCTGGATACAACGAAGAAGCGCGTATTGCCAATGAAATGGCCGATGCGATGATGGCCGACTTAAACAGTATGGGCGTCGGCATAAGTCAGGCGTATGACACGGCTCGAAGCTACTCAAGAGCCTTTAATGACGTATTTACTCGCGCTTATGGCGGAGAAATCTTAGGCACCAAGCGCAATGGCGCACCAAAAATACCTATTGCGACGTTAGCTAACACCCTTATGAGAGGCGATGCCGCGTTTATGCGGGCGCAGCAGCTCGATGGCATTGCCCAGTTTGAGGTCACACAATCTTTAACTAACCTCCTTATCTCGGATACCTTAGAGTCGACGGGCGAAGTAGCGGGTCTTTCTGCCGCCGTAAAAGCGACGGGTAAAGAGCTATTAGAAGACTTCAACCAAAGTATTGACCCCAGCACTGGAATTTTGGATATGCGCTTAATGCGGGCATGGTATGGCCGAAACAAAGAGGCTATTCTGACCGTCCCTAACTTAAATACGCGTATTACTGATGCCATGAATGGCTCGACTCAGTTGCGCTCCGCGGAAGAGACACTTGTCCGCACAGTAAGAGCAAACACCCTTAACCCTGACGGAACGCTTAACGTAGGCGCCCTTTCAAACTGGCGTAACAACGCCAATAATGAGCGGTTATTGGACCTTTTCCCGGCGCTAAAAAGCGATTTGAATGACGTGACTAAAGCCGCTACACTGCTTGAAGCCGCCCAACAATCTACCGCTGCGGAGCTTAAAGCCGCAAGGGGAACGCTGGGACTATACGAGCTTTTACCAGACAAAACGGCTAATGCCGCCACTGTAATATCTCGCGCACTTAGTGATAAGCAGCCTAGACCTTGGCAGGTAATGGACCAATACGTTAGGATGATTGACAATATTGGGGAAGAGGGCTTTACCGTGACGTCCAGCCTAAGCCCAAATG